TCTGCCCTGCTGTTGTCTGCTATTTCTTGAAGTTCCCTCTGGTGGGCTTCCTGCCCCCTGAGCACAGCTAGCCTTTCCTTCCTGCTCTTTGCCCCAGGGTCATTTTCCCTCTCCATGTTGCGCCTCCAATGAGTGAGGGGTCCAGCCTTTGTCCAGCTTTTTCAGCTGGAGACCCGGCACATAAACCTGGACACCCCCTGAACAAAGTGGATAGGCTGGGGGCCAGTGGCGGCCCCCAGCTGTCTCCAGTCAAAGGGTCAGGCTACAGGTCAGCTTTCCACTGATGCCTGTGTCTCATAGTCCCGGAAGGCACCAGGTCTGCGGATTGCAAAGGCAGCCCTGAGTTCAGCCAGGATGGTCCTCATGTTTCTGATGAATTGGTCATCCTGCCAGCCCACACTCACCTGGGACTGCATTCGATCATAGAGGGTGGCACCTCTGCGGAAGTCACCAACCAGGAGGTTTCTGGCCTCAGTGGCTGCACCAGTGAAGTCCTCACAGGCCACTGTTTCAATGACAGGCACAGACCAGAGCCTGGAGATGTTGCCCTCAGTGACGACACTCCACACATACTCATTGGTGGTGGCCTTCAGGAGAACAATGGTTTCCCAGTCGTAGGGGTGCAGGAGCACACCATTGGGCTGGTAGCCAGCCACTCTCACATCAGTGATCCCCCGGCGAACAATGTCCACCAAGGTGTCAGCACCCACTACCCTGGTGGTGCCAGCTGCGTCCATCTGGCCACAGGCCCAGATGAGGGGGTCCTGGAAGAATCCCAGGAAGTTCTGGCCCACACCATCACCCCAGCACATCAACTCTTCCAGGGCCTTCTCCAGGTCATAGACCAGTTCAGTGTTGATCATGTTCTGCAGCTGGGGCAGATCATCCAGCTGCTGATCCTGGACAGGCATCCAGGCTGCAATGGTCCTGACTGGGCTGGACACTGCGTCCAGCTGGAGGGCTGCCTCAGGCTTCAGGGCTCCATGAGCCGTGGGAGCAGCTGCTCTCGTGTAGTTCACCAGCCTCACCCACTCGACAGCATTGGAGGAGGTCTGGGAGATGTTCAGCACATCCCTCAGCACTAGCTGGTCATGCTCAGTCACCCGCACCACATCAGAGAGCCTGGTGGGCTCAATGACATTGGCACCAATGGTGGGCACAGCCTTAGTCTCCCGCAGCTGCTGGATCTGGGTCTTGGTGAGGGGGACCACAGGTTCCCTCATGCCAGGGGCAGGGAGCAGGGTGGGGAATTGTCCCAGCACAAAACCAGTCCTGGGCATTCCCAGTTCTTTGAACTCCTGGAGGCCACTCAGGGCAGTGATGTAGTCACCCACCCTCATGAAGCCCTCAACCCCCTCCTCCTTGACCTCTGCCTCAGCTGGCTGATTGTCAGGAGGCAGGACAGGATCAAAGCCACCAGCTTCCTGGATGCCCCGGTAACGCTTCACCCTGGCATCATAGTCAGCCAGTTCCTTCTGGAGCTTCTCAGCTTCCTCAGCCTTGGCATCCATGGCCTCAGCTTCATTCTGGCTGGGGGTGTTTCCACCACTCATCTTTTCCTGAAAGGCTTTCAGTTCCTTCAGGAGTGCAGCCAGGTCAGTTCTCTTCTTTTCCATGGGGTCCATCATTCTTCTCCATCTCAAGTGATCAGAATCCGAAAGCCTCCAGAGGTGCTGAGTCAGATCCCCAGGTTGGAGATACGAGTAGCGAGCTTGTGGAGGTGGAGGCGTTCCAGCCTTTCCTGCAGGGCTGTGATCACCTCAGGTGCGGGTTCCCCAGCTGGTTCAGGCTGGAGAAGTGCATCTATCTGGGAGGCCAAGCCTTTCAACTCAGCCTTTTCCTCATCATTCAGGTCCTGCTCCTGGGCAGCCAGCAGCATAGCCTTGGCTGTGGAGGTGTCTATCCTGGCCTGGGTGTTCATGGGCCAGAGCACCACAGAGATTTCATGGAGCTTCACCTCCTGGAGGTATCTGAACACACCACTGGCCTTCTCAGTCTCAGTCTCAGGATACTTCACCTTGACTGCCTGGTATCCAATGGAGAGGCCATCCACATAGCCTCCCTTAACCCTTCTGAAGATCTCATCTCCATCAGGGCCGTCAATCACCTGGAACTCTGCCAGGAGGCCATCCTTGTTCTCCTCTGCGTCCAGGAGTTTCCCCACAGATGACCTGACTGTGGAGTGGCCTGCATGGCTGTCCAGGAGGGGGAGCACTCTCTTGGAGCTTTTCCAGTTCTTGAGTGTCCTCTTGAACGCCCCTGGCTCAATCACATCACCACCCAGATCCAGGTCCCAGGTGGCAGCCAGACCTGAGAATGTCCTGGCATCCTCATCCAGGTCCTTCATCTCAAAGCGGGTGACCAGCTGCTTACTCATCAGGTTCCTCCAGTGAATAGATCAGGGTGCATCTGCAGTTCGGTTCAGAGGGTTCCTCCACCCCATTGGAGAAAACACCATCCACAGGCAGAGTGGTCCCATCAAGTTCAATATGTTCATCCCTCACCCTGTCATCCCTGGATGAGAGCCAGGTCTTGAAAACCTGGTTTCCAGTCTCAGCTTGGTAGCCTGAGAGGGTCCTCTTCTGAGCACCATTCCAGGCCCTGGTGGTTTCAGTTCTGGCAGTCAGCTTGGCTCTGGCCCTGTCGAAAGCTGGCAGCTGCTCCAGCCTCTTGGTCAGGGCTGTGACCGTCTCTCCAGCGTCCAGCCCTTTCTGCACTGCCTTGGCCACTGCCTTCCCTGTGGTGGTGCCCATGTGTTCAGCCAGGAAAGCAGCCTCCTCCAGGGCATAGGACTCAAGGCCCTCCTGGAGGAGGGAAAAGGTCAGCTGGAGCTTGGCTGCCACCTGCTTCACAGCACTCTTCCCAGTGGAGAACACCAGGGGATATACAGCCTTCAGCAGGGAGGGCACACCCTCATCAGCTAGCCACTCATCCATCTTGGCCAGGAATAGCTGGGCAGAGTTCTCATCCACAGCCTTCTCAGCCCTGAGGTACTTCTTTGCCAGGGCCTGGGTCTTTCTGTTCTGCTCATCTAAGAGCTCCTTAATCTCTCTTTCCCAGCTGCCCTCTGAGGCTTTGCAGCTGGCATCAAAGAGGACCCATTGGAGCCCCTGTGGGTCCAGTAAGGTCTTGTGGAGAGCCTTGCCATCCTCCTCACCCTCCTCATCCTCTTCATCCTCTTCAGGCTCAGGGTCAGCCCCACTGTCATCAGGGATGCCCCCACCAGAACCAGCCCCAATCTGATCCCCTCTCTCATCTCCCAGTGGCTCCTGTCCTGTGTAGAGTCTGCGCTCATCTCTGGTCCACTCATCCCTCATCAGTGCTGCAGTGGCTGCTCTGGCCTGATCATCATTCTGCAGGGCTGTGATATTGGATGTGTCGAACCTGATCATCATGTCAGCTGCCCTCTCCTGAGGGGTCAGCATCTGTCTGGTCATCCTCTTCTGGATGTCTACCCATCTGGGGATGATGGTGTCCTCATAGGTCATCCTCCTGGCCTCACTCATCTGGGACCAGGGAGAGTTCTTCAGCCCCACCAGCCAGCCCAGCACCACTGGAGGGATTCCAAAGACTGCAGCTGTGGTGGCCTCAATCCTGTCCAGTAGTTCGGAGGGCAGGAGATCCTTCAGGCTCAGGCTGGTCTGGGAGAACGTAGTGCCACCCAAGAGCACCAGGGGCTCACCAGCATTGGCTGGGCCTTCATGGTATGCCTTGATCCTGGAGGTGTATGCCTGAAACTCATCCTCATTGGGATTCCATTCCTGGTGAGGACTCAGCACCCCACCTGGGAACATGGCCCTTCTCAGGAAGTTCCTGACTGTACGATTGACCTGGTGGCCTTGGTCCAGGATGGAGAGGGCAACATCCAGCTTTGAGAGATTGCTCCTCCAGCTGTTGGGATTGATCTCCCTGAAGTGGACCACATCCTCAGCTGCATAGACCTTCTGGCCTGCCCCCTCAGCTGAGTCCACCACAAACCTTCCAAAGATCCGGCCATCAGCTGGCTCAGTGACA